TGGAGTCCACAGCATTGGGCCAAAGGTGGCCTCTGGAAACAGGTCGAGCCACGTCTTGATGGTCGTGGTCTTTAGCATTGGGTAGCTATTCCGTACAATTGCGAAACGTGTGTAGCGGATGCCATCTACAGGGGAGGGCTTTTGCCTGACGGCACGCAACATCACCTCAGCAGCACAGGCGTAGCTCTTGCCCGAGCCCACCGGCCCCATTACTCCACGCACGAATGCATTGCTTTGCAGGAAGTCATAGACCACCGGGCTGGTCCTAAAGTCCAGGTTCAGCCCGCCGGTGATCTCCTTGGTCGATCTTTCCTTGGTTCTGCTCATGTTTGCCCCAGCATAATGTCTCTTTCGGTTATCCAGGCCTGCGCATACTCACAATCTTGCCTGTGTTCAAACCATGGACCACCCAGCGTGTAGTGGATGGCATTGAGCCTGTTGTAAGGTCCCTGTTTACACCCGGCCAGGTAGTTCCAACCCAGGTCCAGGCTTCCAATCTCCGAGTCATCGAGCCACTTGAACTGGTGCAGGTAGCCTGGCTCTGCCGTATTGACCACGTCTGGGGTCAGTTTCTGCACAGATGGGTGGTAGCAGTTGAACACAATGAACGATGACCAGTTTTTCCTGGGGTAGGCGTGCTGTATCTGACCGTCCATCTTGGTGGTTTCGGCCGGTTTGTAGTCGTGTTTGACCACAGACACCGCTTTGCTAGGGTCCACCTCCTCGAATACTCTGCGAATATCGGCCAGGAACAGAAAATCACAGTCCACAAAGATGGCAAACCCGTGCGGGCCGGCCAGGGTGGGGGTCAGAAACCGGGTCAGGCTGAACTCTGTGGAGGCTTGCAGGTCTATTGGCCTGGTGTAGAGGCCAATCTCCCGCAGCTCTGGCTGCATCACAGGCTTGACCATCACCTGCTCCGGGTCAGTCCTGGCCATGATTGAGTGCTTGCACACATCCCAGGCAATGGTCTCCCGAGAATCCCACCCGATAAACACCTGAATCATTTATTGGCCGCCAGCCAGACACCTGCCTGCGCCACGGCGTAGCCCAGGAACATTAGCGCCAGGTCAAACTTGCCCTGCCGGTAGAGGTCAAGGCAGACCACGACATAGATCATGCCCACCAGGGCAATGAGCCATGAGCTCATACCTTGCCCCGAATGCACTGGGAGGCGTAGGCAAAATAATTGTGGCTGCGGGCATTGGATTGCATCTTGTCGAGCAGGTCTGCCACCTCCAGGCGCTCAAAGTAGGCGGCCCGCTTGCACAATTCGATCAGGAACTCCTCAGCGTCAATGCCGTCTGGCATTCCCTGGATGATTTCCATGGCCTCTTGTTTGGTCATTTCGGTGCCTCCACTAGGTTTTGCTGGTTGACCCAAAGGCTTACGCAGGCAGCGTCCAGGTCCCAGCTCACGGGGTTCAGGCTCAGGGCATCTGCCCGGCCGGCCTTATAGCTACCAATGTGCCAGGCACTGTTGTCCACTCGGCTCTCTGGGATTATCCACAGGGCGATGGCCACCCCGGCCACAAAGCTTAGAAGTTTCCCCATGTCGGTAGCTCCTCTCTTTTCTGACCTTCTGGTTCTTTTTTTGCCTGGGTGTAGCCACGCTCTGCAAAGGCCACCTCAGTCTCGAGCAGGGATATCCTGCGGTTTAGGTTCTGGATTTCCTGCTTAAAAAACTTCTGCGCCTCTTGCCAGCCAGCGTCAAAGGCGTACTCAGCCACCTTCTCCTCGTCCTCGGTCCAATAGCGCAGGTCTGCCTTGGTCTTGCGCATCTCCCGTATCCAGTCGTAGTAGCACTCATAGATCATCTTTTTTCTCCTCATAGTCCACGGTCTCGGGTGCTTGGACATTGATGCCAATCACCGAGGGCTTTTCACTTCCATCGTCAGGGTTGTCCAGTAGGCCACTGGCCTTGGCCAGCAGTCTGAGCACCCCGATCTTGTCGTACAGCTCCACTTCCAGGGTCTGTGCCCCGTCTTTTCCCCTGGTCACCCGGATGTTCTTGATGGCCTGCAATGCATGGTCTGGGATGGCAGAGGCAGCCTTCACCTTGACATTGCCCTCCTCGTCCCAGGTCAGCACGTCTGTGATCTTGGTATTGGCCATGCAGAGCAGCGAGTAAGCCACCGCCTCCCGATTCTCGACAATGGTGGCCGACCTCTCAAGCCTCCTCTGCACAGACCGAACCCCACCCCAGTTCTTCAGGGATGGGACCTGGTTGGCCAGTCTTGGTGAGCGAGGCATCAGAAGGGGATATCTGCGTCCAGGTCACGGCCCTCTGGCTGGTAGCCATTGGCCTTGGCCTGCGCATGACTAGGGTCTGCATACCCGGTGACCGCATTCTGGTAAACCGGTTTGGCAGGGAATGGCTGGTGAGCAGCTGAGTAAACCTCACCCACGGCCTGCACCGGCTGCCCAATGCTTAAGGAGAAAAACTCGCCCCCATTGCTTGCCTTCTTCACCCAGGCCGATATCCAGTATTCCTGGCCATCAAGCCACTTGATCTTGCCCGTCATGTCAGGACTGGTGTCCTTGGTCTTTGTCTTCGCCTTACCCAGTGTGCCCTTGCCAGGCTGGTGCTCATAAGCCATTACGGTCTCCCTCTCTCTTCGTTGATTGCTTTGACGTAAACATCCGCTTGCATCAGCTCTACCTTCTGCTCTGCCAACACAAGAGATATCTGCTCCACAGTAAACCCTTGCCGAATCTTCTGCAACACCCATGCACGCAGATCATCTTCCAACCTCTTCACCTCTGCCATCACACTCCTCCTCTAAAACGGCCTGTACGGCCCCCAAACTGCACTGGGTAGGCTAGGGTACTAGCCACCCCCCATGAACGGCAAATAGACCCCTTCCTGTGGCCTGCAAGAGGCATCCACAATCGGGGGGAAACTCCTCCCAAAGAAAAAGGGAGGAAAATTTTGGTGATACCCCCACGCCCAATGGCCGACCGGGGGAGGGGGAAGGGGTGCCTCTTTCCCAGCCGCAACCGCATCATGCCGCCTGGCACCCCGCCTGTTGCTGCCGCAGGCAGAGGGGTAGCCTCCTCGACCCCTGCTGCAACAGAGCAAACGAACCTATGCACCTGTTGCATCAGTAACCCTTGGCCTCGAGCACCATCCGACAGGCATCACCCAGGCTCTCGGTCTGCTCGATGGCGGCAACCATCTCCGACTCGGTCACCCCGACCTCGACTGCGAGACTCCCCCACTTCATGTCAGAGTCTTTTATTAATCTATTCTTTCTTAATTCATAAACCTTATATAACTCTATTAAACCTATGTTTTCTGTGTTCTTGGCAACCCTATTGGGTTGCCTATCAGGTTGCCTATGTAAGCCATCATCATTGGCAACCGTATCTGGTTGCCTATGTGGCTGCTCTTGATCACCTATACAAACACCTGTTTCGACCTCTGTTGGCGCAACCTTCGGTTGCGCAGAACGTGGTTTTCTTGCTTTTGGAATTGGCTTTGTGGTGGCCATCAGTTCTCCCATGGTCTGTGGTTGGTGGGTTCGGAAATTCGATGGGCTTCCAAGGGTGCCCAGCAAGGCCTTCAATCGCCTCATGTTGGCCTGTATCTGCTCTGGTGATAGGTCTGGTAGGTCGTTGTCTGCCATGATGCTCCTGAGCTCCTCCTCTCGTTTGCGTTGGTCTGGTGGCCTGGTGTCCTCGATGCCACTAGTGATTGCAATGGCATCCTGGGCGCTCAGTGTGGTGTCGAACACCACCCGCAGCGTGTTCGATCTCTCGCCCCTGAATCCCTTGCGGGTGATCTCCACATAGCCTGCAGCTCGCAGCTTGACCAGCTGCTTGGTGATGGCCTGCCTGCTCACCTTCATGTCCTCGGCCAGGCGCTTCTGACTCACCCATGTAATGCCAGCCCGGTTGCAGTACGAACACAGCACCGCCAGCGTGCGGAAGCAGGCATCAGTCAGCGTCTTGTCTGTGATGGCCCTGATCGGCACCACAGCCACCATGCGCCTGTCTGGTGGGGCCTCCTTCTCGAGTACCCTCGGCTTCCTCTTTGGCAGCTTGAAATCCACCACGTTTGTCGGCACTGCACTCATACCTGCCTGGCTTTCGCTCTCTCTTTTGCCCGCTCCACACAGGCAGCGCACTTCCACCTCTTATTCATGCCGTTTGGACTCACCTTCCACTTGCCACCCTGCTCTGGCCTCTGGCCCTGGCAATGCGAGCACCAGCGCCGGCCAGTCAGCAGCGCAGCCACCTGGCCCACCTTCACACTCATTCGATTGCTCAAAGCTTCTCCCTCATGGCCTTTATCAGCAGCTCTATCGGCACCACTGCCCGCCATGGCTGGCCATTCCTTCTATAAACCACCACCGGCCACTCTCCCGGCCCGGCCGCAGCCTCAATCTGCTGGCACCAGTCATCCAGGCGCAGAGCCTCCCGCCGCTTCACCTCGAGCCTGTAGTGCTCCACCTGTATGTCATCGCCACCATCTCTGGCCTGGCCCAGCTTCCTTTTAACGACAAAGCCGAGCTCATCCGACAGCATCGCTGCCAGTTCGTTTTCGCCTCGAGCGCCCTTGTTTCGACTCGCTCTACCGCCCATCAACCCGCTCCGCAATGGCATCAGCCTCAACCATGCCCTGAAGCACATGGTTCCAGCTCACCACCCGACGATTCTCATCACGCAGGCGCAAAATTGCTTCCTTTGCCTCCTGGAGAATCAACGGGTGTGCCATCACGGATGCAGGGTCGAGGCGCTCACAGATATCTGTCATGGCCTAGCTCCCAGAAGTACATCCAACCGCTCTTCAACATCTGCTGAATACTTGTCCGACAACAGCTCACGAATGGCCTCATCAATGATGGCCGCCCTGCTCTTACGCTGCTCGACCGTGGCCCTGTCCAGCATGGCCCTGGTGTCTGCGTGAAGACGTACTAAAAACGGCTGCAGCTTTGGTTTGGTTTGCATGAATCCCTCCTATATATCGGCACGATATCCCAAGTTATCCACAGGCGCAAGACTGTAAAGCCCCGCAAAGTAGTAGGGGAATTGCATTTGCCTGTTGACAGAGATATCGCGCGGTAAGAGGATGGCATCACTGAACTACCACTAAGGAGATTCAAATGTTCATTGCCTACTACCGAGTCAGCACCGACAAGCAGGGCCGCTCAGGCCTTGGTCTTGAGGCCCAGCAGGCAGCTGTTAACAAGTTTCTTGATGGCAAAGAGCACCAGGTTTTTATTGAGGTGGAGTCTGGCAGCAGCCGCAACCGGCCCGAGCTCAACAAGGCCCTGGCCATCTGCCGCAAGACTGGTGCCACGATGGTGGTGGCCAAGCTGGACCGACTTTCCCGTGATGAGCTGCTGATTCTGACCATTATGGAGAGTGGCGTGCTGGTCAAGTTCTTGGATATGCCAGACATTGACACCAGCACCCCGGTTGGCCGCTTCATGCTTAACAGCCTGGCCAACGTGGCCGCCTTTGAGAAGCGTCTTATCTCTGAGCGCACCAAGGCAGCCCTGGCCGCTGCCAAGGCCCGTGGCCAGAAGCTGGGCTCACCCAACCCTAGAGCAGGCGGGCTGGCCGTATCAGCTCACCTGCGTGCACGCAAAGCAGCCACCATTGCCAAGGTGATGCCCATCGTGCGTGACTTGCAGGCCCTGGGCATGACCACCACCCGCCAGATTGCCCAGGCTTTAACCGAGCGGGGTATCCAAACGGCCACAGGCGCTACCACCTGGCACTCTGCCCAGGTTTCCCGTCTATTGGCCGCATAACCTGAGGAGAATGAGATGGACGATTACCGCATTGTCGTAGACCGCCGCCGTAGCCTGCTGCGCAAACCCAGCCGGTTACAAATCATAGTTGAGAGCTTGGTTTTCACAGCCATGATTGCCCTGCTCTTTGTCGTGCTCACGATGGTTTCTTACTAGGAGATCACCAGATGAGCCAGACAGCCGATATCCTAGAGACCCTCAGGCGTGGACCGATCACCCCGCTTGAGGCCCTGCGTGACCATGGTTGCCTGCGCCTGGCTGCCCGCATCGAGGAGCTGCGTTCAGAAGGCCACGTGATCGTGACAGAGATGATCAAACACAACGGTAAAAAATTCGGACAGTACGTTTTAATCAAGGAGAAGAAAAATGGTAGGTAAAGTCACGCCAGACACCATGGCCTCAGCAAGCCTCTTGCCGGCCATCATGGGGGTGTCACCCTGGGCCAGCCCCAACGATGCCCTATCTGGGGTCTTAGAAGCCCACCGTGGGCATGAGCGGCCAGGTCTGTCTGATCCTGAGCCAGCAGAGTGGGGAAACCTGCTTGAGACCACCATCCTGGAGCAGGCCTGCCTACGCCTGGGGCTCACCCACCTGGACCTGGACCATTCCGAGGCACGGTTCCACCCAATGCTCAAGCTTGCCTGCAGCTTGGACGGCACCGCAGACGGCAATGGCCTGCTGGTGAAGCACAACCCAGACGCTGGCATCTATGTCATGGATGGCGAGGAGATAGCACTCAATGGCATTGGCGTGATGGAGGCCAAGAGCACGGCCATCGAGCCGGCCGACAGCCCGCCCTTGTACCAGGGCCCCATCCAGCTGCAGGCCCAGATGGATATCATCGGTGCCGAGTGGGGGGCAGTCTGTACCCTGTTCCGGGGCTCCAGGCTGCGGGTGTACCTGTTCAAGCGGCACAGCCAGACGTGCCAGGAGATTGCCAAGGCAGTCATCGACTTTCAGCGCCGGGTAGACCAATGGCTAGTGGATGGCAGCATTGACTATTACCCACCTACCAACAGCAAAGACGCAGACCGTACCTGGGGCCAGGCCGAGGAGGTGGAGGTGGACCTGGGCGCAACGGCCGAGCTGCTGGTCGATGAGATTGTGGTGGCCAAGGCTGAGATCAAGCGCCTCGAGGAGAAGGTCGAGAAGGCAGAGACCAACCTCAAAAACCTGATGCAGAAGGCGAGCAAGGCAAGGGCTGGAATGTGGGAGATATCCTGGCCCATGCGGAAGTACCAAGCGCAGCCTCAGCGGGTGGTGGCGGCCACCGAGGCCAGGGTCGTGCGGCAGTCCACCCTCAAGATCAAGGAGGCCAAGGTATGAAATGGGGAGCGCCAGCACCAACGTATCTACAGCGTGTGTACACCAAGGGGCCGCTGATGTATGTGCCGCTCTACACTGATGCCCGCTTGTATGTGGGGCCAGGGTATCCGCACCTGAACCGAGCACGCTACACGCCAGATGAATTACTCAAGGCCGGGTGCAAGCCACAGGACCATTACCTGCTGGCCCGCATTGGCATGACCGAAATAGACTAGGAGAAGAGAGATGAGAAAAGTATTAAGAAAAGAATCAAAAGAGGAAACGGTTGCAAAGATTGTTGAGTGCAATACAAGTGCGCCCGACAACCTGAAAGATTTGAAAGACCTGGTTCAAGAGTTGTGGTCAGAAAACCTAAGTTTAATAACTGAGATGCGCAAGTTGCGCTATGCCATAGCAGAGTTGAAATATGACAACGCAACACTTAAAGCTGAGAAAAGCGGTTACAAAATGGAAGGAGAGGAGAGATGAGCAATATCACGACAACCCAGCAAGGGTTTGCCCCGGCCACACTGACCGAGGCCATGCAGTTCAGCGAGATGCTGGCCAAGAGCTCGATGGTGCCACGGGCCTACCAGGGCAAGGCAGAGGATGTGCTGGTGGCCATGCAGTGGGGCCGCGAGATTGGCCTGGCACCGCTGCAGGCCCTGCAAAACATTGCAGTGATCAATGGCAAGCCCTCGGTTTACGGTGACGCAGCCATGGCGCTGGTGCAGGCCAGCCCGGTCTGCGAGGATATTGAGGAGACCATCGAGGGTGAGGGCACGCCGAACCCGGTGGCCGTTTGCATTGCCAAGCGCAAGGGCCGCAAGCCGGTGGTGGCCAGGTTCAGCCTCGAGGATGCCAAGCGTGCCGGCCTCTGGGGCAAGCCAGGACCATGGCAGGCATACCCGAAGAGAATGATGCAGATGCGAGCCCGAGGGTTTGCCCTGCGGGATGCCTTCCCTGATGTGCTCAAGGGCCTGATCACCGTGGAGGAGGCCCAAGACTTTCCCGATCAGGACCGGCCGGCCAACGTGGTCAACCTGCCCCGCACCCGTAACCCCTTGGAGGCATTACCTTTGAGTGAAATCACGCAGCCTATTGAGCAAACCGAAGACCCGCAGCGGGAATATGTCGAGGTCGAGCAGGTGAATCAGATGCTTCAGGAGGAGGCCGAGAGCCGCACAGATGAGGTGCTCACCCCGGTGGCTGCCGAGTCCATTGCCAAGCAGCTCACGCAGCAGCTCGAGGATGCCGGCATTGAGGTGGTCGAGGTGAAGGAGTACACCTGGGCACTAGGCGTACCCGGCAAGCCAGACATTCCCTGCAACAATTATGAGGAGTGGGCCCACCAGTACGAAGAGATGGCAGGCAAGGTGGCGAGGAGCAAGCTGGCCCCGGATGCCAAGCTCAAAAAATTGGAGGAGCTAAAGAAGGCGAACACTGCCATGTTTGGAAAGTTACGCACCGAGCAGTCCCTGCAGCACACCAAGCACATGGTGGCTAGGCGCAGTCAGATTGAGGCAGAGGTTTCTGACAAAGGCGGGCAGGCGTAGCTTGGATGCGGTAGAGGTCCCAAGGATTTACCAGGCCCAGGGGGAGAAGGCATCGCCCTCCTGGTGCCAGGCATTCGCCGAGGGATGCGGTGGCACCATCACCCAATCGCAGACAATTAAGGATGGGCCGGTGGCATTGTTTGGCAGCCTGCAATTGAGGAGGGTGCTCGAGGCGGCCATGGCAGAGGGTCGGACCTGGTACTACGGTGACAAGGCTTACTTTGGTCGAGACGTTTATTACCGGGTGACCAAGAATGCCTACCAGTACACAGACTTTAAGCTCAATGCCACGCCCCACAGGCTTGAGCGCACCGGGATGCGCATCAAGCCCTGGCGCAAAGGTGGCAAGAAAATCTTGATCTGCCCGCAGTCCGAGCTGTTCCATGAGTGGCATGGCATACCCCAGGCGCAGTGGATTAAGGCAGTCGAGACCGAGCTGGCCAAGCACACCAAGAAACAAACCGCCCTCCGGTTCAAAACCTGGAGCAGGGCCGAGCAAGACTTTGAGCTGGCCCTCGAGGGTGTCCATGCGGTGGTGGTATTCACTAGCATCGCTGGGGTGCAGGCAACCCTGCATGGTGTGCCCTGCTTTGCCACCCATGATTGTGCGAGCGCCAGGTTTGGCAGCATGGACCTTAGTCGTATCGAAGACCCGGTCAGGCCAGACAACCGGGAGCAGATGGCCTGGGAGCTGGCAGATAATCAATGGACACTTTTAGAGATGAGGAGCGGAATGGCATGGGAACATCTGACGAAATGAAAGAATGGCGAGGCTTGTGGTTTCCCCCAGGCGAGAAGCATCAGACCGCCTGGATGGCCAAGAACCTGGCAGTGGTGGACGGCAAGCCGGCCTACCAATACCACAAGTATCGGGCTGCCAAGGATGCCTGCAACAACCGAAGGGTGGCCATTGATGTGGGCGCTAACGTGGGCCTGTGGTCTCGGGTGATGCTGCTCGACTTCCAGGTGGTCCATGCCTTTGAGCCAGTGCCCATGTATCGGGAATGCCTCAAGCTCAATGCGCCTGGTGCCAATGTCTACCCTTATGGCCTGGGCAATAAGCCGGCAGTGGTGGACATGGCTTGCAGAACCGAGGGCAGCTACGGTGACACAGCACCGGCCAGCGGCAGGGATGGTGAATTTATCGTGGCCAAGGGGGTTGAGATTGTCACACTCGATAGCCTGGGCATCGAGCTGGTGGACCTGATCAAGATCGACTGCGAGGGTTTTGAGTCTTTTGTGATCGAGGGCGCAGAGCAGACCATCAGAACCTGCAAGCCGGTGATTATTGTCGAGCAGAAGAAGGGCAACGGTAAGGCATTCTCATTACCAGATGACCATGCTGTGTCGCTGCTCAAGTCCTGGGGCATGAGGGTTGAGAGGGAAATGTCTGGCGATTACCTGATGGTTTGGTGATGGGCTGGGGTGATGAGCTCATGGCCGCAGGCGAGGCACAGGCCAAGGCTGCTGGTCGTGATATCAAGGTGGCCATCAAAGACCGCAATGGCCAGGTGCGCTGGCATGATGCCTGGGAGAATCACCCACTGATTGCCAGACCTGGCCAGCCTTACCAAGACAGCATCACCAATGGCCCAGGCGTGCGCAGCTATACCAATGGGGTGCACGCTGGCAGGTGGGTGTGGCGCAAGTACACACCAGTACCGGCAGATATCTACTTCAGTGAGGCAGAGAAAAAATTTGCATCCAGCCTTGGGTCTGGGTTTGTTGTCATCGAGCCCAACCTCAAGGGCAAGAAGGAGTCTGTCAATCGAGACTGGGGATGGGACAAGTGGCAGGCCCTGGTCAAGCTGATGCCCAAGGTGCAGTGGGTGCAGCTCGGCCCGGCCGGGGCACGCACCCTGCGCAAGCTCAGGTTTATCCAGACAGATACGCCACGCCTGATGGCAGCCGCCCTGTCAAAGGCCGTGGCATTTGTAGCACCAGAGGGTGGGCTGCATCACACAGCGGCAGCAGTGCGGGTGCCAGGGGTGGTCATTCATGGGCACTTTAATTCTGCTGGGTTGACAGGCTACCCAGGCATGGTGCATCTATCTACCGAGGAGCTGGGCTGCGGCAGTCAGCTTTTCTGCCAGGCCTGCCGGGATGCCATGGAGGCCATCACCCCAGAGGCCGTGGCCGGCCATCTTCAAACCATCCTAGATCAGGCAGTGGCCTCGGATAAATAGAGAGCACGCTCGTCTTCCCGGCGCTTGACCAGGCCGGGGAGCACCCTGCCACCGCCCTTGGTCCACATCCTGAACGCATCAGCTGCGCCCTGGTGGTCACCCCGCCGGTGGCGCATGAGGATGGTGGACCTCTGCAGATTGCCTAGCCCAGCATTGAACGCAAAAGAGACCAACGCTCCAAACTGGCCAGGAGTAACCCGACCATGAGTGAGGCGCACCACACCGCGGGTAAAAGTCGCAAGGTCTTGAGTAAGTAGGGCATCTATCTCTCCGTCTGACCAGATGCGGAAGTCCTCCACCTGTAGCGTGTAGTCCTTCCGAATCATCCCAGTGTAGCCAGGCTTGCGCACCACCGGCAGCCTGATCTGCTCCTGGTAAAGCACGTGGCCCACGCCCACCGTCCATATTTGAGCCGGGCAGAGATAAGGCTTATTCCTTACCCCTTCATGGTGCTTCAACATTTTGAGCACGGCCGGCTGCAGTGTCATCGCTTCTGCCAGTTGCGTGAGCCGAACCAGAATCCAATGATGCCGCCCAGCATGGCCATCTCATCTGAGCTGAAGATTACGTCTGCAAGCTTGACGATATCTGCCATGTCCTTGACCAGACCAGGCGTGGCCATCACCCAGTACATCATGTAGACGTTGATCAGGACCAGCTCGAGCACAAAGATATAGGTCACGGTCGGGCGCACTGTGCCAACGTAATTAGCCACCCACTTGCTGGCACGGTCGAGCACCTTCTCATCATGCTGCAGGGCCGCCACCGTCATCTGGGCATCGGTCTGCATGGCCACCTGGTCGGTGCGAATCTCCTCGATGCGCTGCTGGGCAATGAATCCCTCACGGGCCAGGGCCATCTCCCGCTCTGTCTGCACTGCAGCTAGGGCGAGCTCATGTTTCTTGTCGGATTTATCTTGGAAAAAATCCAGCAGCTTTGGCAGGCCAGAGATTAGCAGGCCACCCAGAGTTGAGATCAGTGAAAGCATTGTTACCCCCTTGAAAGAATCATATCGACTGCGGCCCAGACCACCATGCCGCCAATGCCAACGATGGTGGTGCCACCTATCCACAGAATCAGGTTGTCCCAAAAGGCCTTCTCGGCAGCTTCCTGGTCCTGCTTGGCCTTGATGCGCCTGGCTCTAATCTCCCTGCGCATATTGCAGAACTTGCGATAACCGTCCATGCCACCGAACTCGCCCGGAAGCGAGGCCCAATCACCCACCACGAACATATCCCTAATCTCCTGCTCGTATTGACGCAGCTTGTACTCTGCTTCAAAGGCATTGAAAGCTTCTTGGGTGTCATTGGTGGCACCACCGCGGGCGAATAGCTTGGGTTTGGGTGGTTCGTTCTTGTGCTTGTTGATCACCTCTTCAAGCTGATCGGCCACGCCACAATACTTGGAAAGCTGGGACCAGACACCCTCTGCCTCAGCCGCAAACTCGCTGGCCTTCTTGAGGCCAGACCAGATGGCAGATGCCGTGGCCAGTAGGGTGATCGGGTCCATTATTTAGCTCGCTTCCATTTCAGATATTCGACACCCTCGAGCGGGTCCCAGAAGAGCTTGATCATGTCTGGATGGTCCTCGTCCAAGGTTGGGTCAATCACTGTTAAACAGGCGGGCGACAGGGTCTGGTCTCGGAAGCCACGCTCTTTTGCATAGCTGTCATAGAGTTTGTAGCTGGCCACCTGCACTGCATGGCAGATGCGCCCGCTGCTAGGGTCCTTGATCACGCCATAGCCAGAGGTGTGCTTGTGGCCAGAGATCATCAGGTGGTCACGGTGCCCCATCTGCGCAGCCTTCATCTGGCCGTGCGCCGGGTTCCACATTGAGTGGCCGGCAAAGTCATGGCGGGCATTGACAATCACCTGCCTGCCGTTGGGGAAGCGCAGGCCAATGCGGCACTCTGAACTCTGATACAGGGTGTCTTGCTGGCGGGCAATCCATTTGATGGGGTCGGCCGAGCCAGACCAGGCATCGTGGTTGCCACCCACCATGTAGAGCCAGCGGGTGCGGGAGATGAACCACTCGGCCAGCTTCCAGGCCTGGGCAGCAGTGGTGCCTTGGTTGGCATACAGGCGAGCCAGGCGGCCTACCCAGTTGTTGGTAGTGTCGCCCACGTTGGCACCCCAGACACCCTCAATCTTGGTCAGGTCTGAGTGCAGGCGCAGCTGCTCGAGGTCGGTGCCGTCATCGTCCACGTGCGGGTCACCGAAGTGGAGGATACCAATGGGGCCGTCAAGCTTAACCTTTACAGTGATGAGCTTGGTGGCCTCCTGGTATTCCCGCTTCTTACCAAACTGCTTGATGCGCAGCTCGACCAGCTCGTCAATGTCGAGGTCATCATCTGGCAGGGTCATCACGGTGAACTCTTCCTTCACCTCTTCCTCGCCTGTGATGTGGTCCTGTAGCACCGCCCTGGCCCGGTCGAGCCGGGTGCGGAAGGTGGACTGTGGCATCTTGGCTGCCACGGCTGCCTTGTATACACTGCCGTGGGTCTTGTAGAGCTCGAGGGCCTCAAGCAGTTGGGACTCTTTAAGTTGCGGGTATGCCATCGCTCTCCACTTTCAGGTCGCCCAGGACAGTCATCTTTTTAATCATGCCTTTGGGTATAAAGATCATGTTGGCGGTGTCTCCGTCGTACCAGGTCTGGGCCAGCATCACCCCATCCTTGGTTCTCTTTGTTAGGAATCCCACGGTCCAGCAGGGGGATGGGTCTGGCTCGGGGTCTGCTCCGAACATCCACCCATCCAGGTGATACGCATCAATCCATTCGACAATGACCAGCTCTGGCCCGACCTGTTTAGACATAGCACGCCCTCCCTGGGCGAATGGTGAGCGATATCTGTTACGGGGTGCTTACCCTTTGTTGATGGCCTGCATGATGCCAATCCAAATGGCTGCCGCCACGGCCACGGCCACCGCACCAAAGAAGGCCAGGGTGCCATGGTCGGCAATCTTGCGCAGGCGTTTGCCAAAGCGCAGGTCCTGGCGAAACTCCTCGACCGACTCAGGCTTGTCAATGTCCACCCCGAGGATGGCAAAGGTTTTCTTCACCGCTCGGTCTGCAATCTCACTGCACTCTGGTCGGTTGCCGCAGTCCATCTCTACACCTCGGGCAGCAATGCTTTTAATTCGTCAGCACTCTGGGCCGCATCCATCTGTGCTTGCAGAGTGGCGTACTTATCACGAATTGTTTGACGGGCGGCTTCTGCGGCTTGAGCGTCCACACCCGGAATCTGTTTCATGATGACTTCATCGTGCGGTGCAAACTCAGCAGAACGAGCCGCCCTGCGCTTTTCGTGGGCGATGTCTTTTGCCTTGGTCATGTCAATCGTAATCATGCTCGCTCCTGAAATTCGTTAGACTCTGCGCCCACGCCATCTGTCAGTTCAGCCTCGTCAACAGTCCACGCATTGCGGAAAGTGCGGTCTGATGGAATGTCATCGACAGAGACAATCTTGTAAGGTTTGCCAGCCGGTACATCTTTAGCCGCAATCTCCTCGATGGTGTGTTCTTGCAGACAGTTGGGAGAAGGGACGATGACACTCACGCCGCCGTCATCAGTAGGGTAAATAATTCGTTGGTTCATTTATTACTCTCCTGATTAGCGGAAAAAAGCACCAAATACATATTCTGGATCGAGATCCGTGCCATTTGAACTTTGATATAACATTCTAAATGCTGTAGTTGTTGGATTGGTAGCATCATGCCATCCAATTGAATAGTTAAATAATGCACTTACATACTGTTTTGAAGTTAGCATGGCAGCATAATTTGCATCTGGCATCGCAGTCGTAAAGTTCACCGTGTAGTCACCCGTGCCGTTATCCGTAATGCTCGACACATTGCCACTTGCACGAATCGCTGGTGTTCCAGTGCCATCGAAGTTCACCCAAGCACGACATCCGTATGCAGTAGCGACTGAGCCGTAGCCGGAGTTGAATTTAAGGTCTGTTCCATCAAACTCACCGACCAACGCTCCATTCGTTGCAAAGCCTAATCTATCGTTTCCTGGTCTATAGATGCCCGTGTTGGTATCGGATGAAAAATTTACAGATGGAGTCGTTGCAGAACCATCACCGAGATTTGATGCACCACCTGCGGTTGCCCATCCCAGCGCGCCAGACCCGTCTGTTTTCAATACTTGATCTGCGGTTCCGTCTGCATTTGGCAGTGTCCAAGTAACGTCTGATGCAATGCTTGCTGGGGCCTTGATAGCAACATAATTTGTGCCGTTGTCTGTATCCTCAAACAATTGCACCTCACCTTGTGTAGATGAAGTTCCAGACGCTTTGATTGTGTTTGCGGTAACAGTCGTGTCTTTAAGTAGAACTCCGTCAACAGTGACACCGGCCGCAGAGGTTTCCTCAGAGATGGTGTCGGTGGCCAAACCGTTGTCAAAGGTCTTCACCCCGGTGATGGTCTGCGCATCTGCCACGGTCACAAACCCTGCAGCAGTGATATAGGCGGCCACCCAGGCGGCCCCGTCGTAGACCTTCATGGCATCGTCTACGGTATTGAAGTACAGGTCACCGGCCTGCAGCGCAGAGCTGTCGTTCCTGGTGGCTGGGTCGCTCGAGGCGGGCCCCAGGTAAACATCCGAGAAGTTGGTAATGTCTGCCACGTTGGTAGCCACTGTCGTGACATCAGCAGAGATACCCGCCACGGTTGTCACATTGGCACTGATGCCTGCGACTGTCGTGACATTGGCAGCAATGCCTGCCACGGTGGTGATATCAGAATCAATACCCGCCACGGTCTGAATGTCGGCAGAGTCTCCAGCAACCGTAGTCACGTCAGCAGAGATGCCCGCCACTGTATTCACGTTTGCAATGTTGGTGGCCACTGTGCCAATGTCTGTAGCGTCTGCCGCCACAGCGGTCACGTCCGAGTCAATGCCAGCCACCGTTGTAATGTCAGCGGCAATCGGGCCAAGGGCTGCAATCTCTGTGGACAGGCCTGCCACCGTACCAATGTCGGTGCCATCGGCAGCCACTGTGGTTACGTCTGCGCTGATTCCAGCCACCGTGGTGACGTTGCCAGAGATGCCAGCAACCGTGGTCACATTGGCAGCAATACCGGCCACCGTTGCAATGTTGGCCGCAGCTCCTGCCACTGTAGAGATATTGTTCGATGGACTGATCTGGCCAGCCACCAGGTTTATGTTGGCTGCATTGTTCGCAACCGCAGTAATATCCACGACGGTATTGACCACCTCTGGGTCACCAGTAGAGGCATTGAACGACAGATACTTGCCAGCCCGGTCTGCCTTTACTGGCAGGGTCATGTCGATGGTGGTCGGGTCTGTGACCGGGGCCCTGATCGCACGATCACCGGCCTCGGCATTCTGCTGGGTGAAGATGGTCAGACTGTCGAGCTCTTCGTTCAGACTGTTGGCAAAGAGGTCGCCCCCCGTCACAAAGTCTGTGGTGCGCTGGATGGTCCTGGCACCCACGATGGTGATGTTATCTGTGCCGGCCGTGGCCACCAGGGTGACCGATCCAGTGCCATTCGGGTTAATGGTCACCGTGTAGTCGGTGGTCAGGGTCAGGAGGGTATCGCCCTTGTAAACCTCGATATCGGTTGCGGCCAGAATCTCGAAGGTAAAGGCATACGGCCCAGTCCCGCTGGGTGCGAATACTATGCGTCGGACTACGTTTGAAATAGGGACTGCCATTTGAATCCTCCTGTGTGGAATCTAAGCGCTATCTGGTTACAGGTCTACTTTTCTTCAATCGCACGCAGGGCACCCTCAGACAATGGCAAGCTTGGTGGCTTGCGGCCCGTCTTGTCCTCGTATGCCTTGCGCTGGTCAATCAGTTGTTGCAGCTCTGGGAACTCGGTCAACATCAATTTTTTGGCCAGCTCGGTGTAGCGCCTTCTGGCGTTTGTCAGCTTGTCCAGCCTCTCGCCCTTGGAAGCAGGGCGCTCAACGCCAGTATCTTTATCAATGGTCATTTTGTAATACGGGTCTGCAATAACCGCTATTAGCCCGTCTGCCAAAGATGGAAGCTGCTGCTCAAGCTCCCTGGTTAGCTTTGCTCTTTGGTCCTGGGACATGGCAGATATCTCTTGCCGTTCATAGCCCAAAACCTCCAGGGCAAACACAGACCTGGTCGGGTAATTGATCAGCTCTTTGTACCGCTCAAACTGCTGGTCATTAAGCTTGATCATGGACTCGCCAAGCGTATTGCTAATTCTTGGAAATCCGCTGCGCAGCTCGTCGAGCTCTCGGTTAATTGCGTTGTATTTCTTGTCTTGGATTCTGGTCGCAAGGAATGCGGTCAGATCACCAAACCCTTGCTTGATCGGCTCATACCAATCATTCCGCTCCACGAACATCTGGCTTGAGAAGTAAAGCAGTCTTGACCTATGGGCCTGCACGGCCTCGTAGACCGGCCGCAGCGACATCCTCCAGCCCGGCAGATCGAGATACTCGTACTGGTTTTCTGGGAGTGCAGACCGCTTGAACGGGTCAACGTACCGCTCTATGTTTGAAACGATGCCAGTCGGAGCCAGGCCAAACGTGCCGACACTTTGGGCAACAACCAGACCAGATGCCACCGTCTGCTTTTGAAATGCCCCGACAATCCTCTCGGCTTGGCTAGCAGTATCAAGCGCCTCCTCTTCGGACTGTGGCCTAATAATGGATGCAAGCTCAGAAGCAAACTGAACCATCGGTTGGTTTTCCAGCATATAGTTGACAGTGGCCAAGCTCATCTCAAAGATCAGATTTTCTTGTGCGTCTGGGTCATCAAGCTTTAGGGCTGTATCTCTTACGTCTGCCCATCCAGCAACAATCCCAGAGATTGGGTCATAGCGCCCGTAGTTAACCCAGGTATATGAACCGTCTGGCTTTTTGATTCCGACAGAATATGGCTCATGCGTCTGCAACCAGTTTCGACGCTCCTTGGGATTAGTTGGCCCGTATCCTGTAATGGTGACGTTGCCACCAGAAATGTAATCGGCCAGCATGATGCTGCTGCCCACGGCCGAACTAAAGCCCACCTTTGCCAGGGCCACAGACCTCTCCGATTCAGTTTTCGGATTTACCATGGCCTTCCAAAATCTAGGCATGATCACAGCCAGCGGGGTGCGCTCTTGGATTCTTAGGGCAATCTGCACTGGGGTCTTAAAGAACGGGAACCCAAGAAGCTTTGCAAGTGGATGAGCAAAAAATGATTGAGCCTGCCCAAGAAATACGCCAGGCAGCTCGTCTTGAAATGTGCCTATCCTTGCAAATTCAGATGCCTGTGCAAAGGTTGAGTCTGCCTCAATGGTTCGAAGGAAAACATCCCTTGCCGCATTGGTTGCATCTTCAACAGACTTCCCGGCGTTAAGGGCAGAATTGAAAGCTTTGCCAGATGCATCTGCGGCAATCATCTCCATTTCCATGCCGCGCAGTAGCGCCTTGTAGCCTTCGTCAACCGTGGTCAATACCCTAAAGCCGGGAGCTCGAGTGGCAATGCCAAGATAGTCAATCGTCTTGCCAAGGGTGGTTTCTGGCAGCACCCCAAAGTTTTCCGCTTTGGTAGCAATCCTAGATTGATCGAACTTGCTGGCCATGTCTGCCGGTATCTCTGTCTTGGCAGCGTCCCAAGCAGCAGCCAGCGCCTGGTTCAAATACTTAGGTATAACCCGGACACCGTGCAGCACAGCGTCTCTAGCAACGCTATCGCCCCTCATCATGGCGGCCAGATATCTTTCGGACATCATCAAAGATGTGTGTATTGGGGTGCCCAAAAAATTGAAGAGGTGCGTCTGCGGCCCAGAAACAATTGCGCTCTGGAATATCTCCGCAGCTGAGTCAAGACCGGCTCGGCCCAGACTCAACATCCGTCTTACAAAGGTTTGTTTCTGCTGGGTGCCCGGCAAAGACTTGTAGAGCTGGGCTGCAAAACGTACCTTTTCACGTCCACCCAACGCATCCAAAAGTCTTTCTGCGTCTGTCGATTCACCGGGCACTGATGCGCCACGCACTACGTCTGCAATGGTCTCTGCGCCCTCTGGTATGGTCTGCCCCCCGGTGGGTGCAATGCCAGCCTGTTCAATGATCTGACGCATCGCAGCAGAGCGCCCAGCGTCTGGGCTAATCATTATGCGATTGACGGCCAGGCCACGTCCGTAATCAGCTACGTTGCCAAGGGATGCGGCAGAAGAGTAACCCTCGATCTGCATCAACATTGCAAACCTAGCCAGGTCTTCGTCGGTCCCGGTCTTAAGATAGGCATTTGCTGCCGACTCAGTCTCTACTGCCAGGTCCAGCTGGGCAAAACGCACGGCCATGGATTCGGCATCAGTAAATGGCCGGTCTCCAGGCTTGCGGGTAAGGGTCATCTGCAATGCTTGACCAGGCGATATTTCCCGAGCCTCTGCTTCTATCTGATCGAAGGTTCTGCCAGCCCTGCGTTGCTGGTCAATATAGTTTTTGTAATACTGGACCGAGCCAGACAGGAATCTTTTGATCGAATCCTCAGAGTCAATGACATCAAGGTTGGGTCTGACCCGTGGTGGCTTGCCCTCTGTTGGCGAGCCCTCAACAATATCTAAGAAGCGCCTGGCTTCTGCTTGAGACACAGGCTCAACTATTACCTTGTCGCCAATAACACGAACCTGTTGCTGGCCAGAAAGGGCATTGATCTGTTCTGCGGTTGCCTTGGGGGCTTCCTGTGGGCCGGGTGGTGGCTTTACCTCTGGTTGGTCGCCGCTTGGCGCTTCCAGTACCTTTTCTTCCTGGGTCTTTTGTTCCAGCTTTTGTTCAATCCGCTTGGCTGGCTGCGTTTCTGCCGGGCCCATTTCCTTGGAAATGCCCTTAAGAATCCCAATCAATGCCTCACGTTTTCCAGCAACCTCTACTGGCTCAGGCAAATCTTCCGGGGCCGGTGGCATATCAATAGGTGGCGGCAGGCTAGTGGGCACAAGCTCAGACTCGGTGGCAAACTCCTCCACCCCGGTCATTTGGTCAATCCGCTTTTCTAGTGGTTTGATGGCCATTTAATCTTGTCCCTTGGGTTTTTCTACTGCAATGGGCACCGCAGCGGCTGCAACCGGCGCAACTGCCTTTTTCCTTACCACCCGCTTCGTAGCCCTGGCAACTGCCTTGGTGCCCTCAACGGCCGTCTTACCACCACCGCCGAGCTCGCCAACAAACTCCGAAACCCTGGCAGCTTTTTTCCTGGTTTCGTCAGCGCCCTCTGGCACCAGCGGAATGCCAAGGGTCTCGTCAAAGAACTCCTTAACATCCTCAGTCGTTGGCATCCCGGTTGGCTTTTCCAACCCCTCCAAGAATGCGTTAAGGTCTCCCCCGGATGCCCCCAGGTCATACACGCCACGCATCAGAGAGATGATATCGCCAGCCAAACCAATGCTACCCTGCACGCCACCCTTGAGCAGGCCGGCCGGTACGTCAGCGGCCATCTTTGCAAAGGTTTCTAGGGGCAGAGTCTTTTCTTCCCCAGTCGGTGTTCCAACGGTCATTTGCTCAACAAGGTCTGGTTCTGGGGCAATCATCTCCGTGCCGTCTGCAAAAACCTGCACGCCCAATCCCATTTGACGGTTCAGCAAGGCATTAAGCATCAAATCGTCGTAATTCATTTGGTTGCCCCCGCTCCTACCTTGTTGCCGTTTTCGTCAATCAATCCCTGCTTTCTAGCGTCTTGCCAGTCTTGGTACTGCAGCTGGAGAGTGTTCGCTTGGTTGAGGTCTCCAATGCGTTGGGCATCTCGAATGGCAGACTCAAATCCCTTCTGGGTTTTGATAGAGCGGCCAGCAACCGTAGTCGCCAAATCTGTGTCTGCTTTTTGAGCGGCAGGTTTTAGAATCTTGTCTTTGTTGGCCTCAAACCAAGTAAACACATCAAGGTTTGGGTCTGCTCTTCTGGCCGCTATTAAAGCAACATCAAACGCATTCATCTGCAATTGAGCTCGCTTGCGTGCAGCGTCTGGAATAAGCACAGAACCACCAGACGTGCCGAGCTCCGATGCAACCTGCTCACGAAGTATTTTTACCCTTTCGTCTGCGCTAGCCTTAATTCTTTCTAGATATCTGGAATAAGTGTCTTGTGTCAGGCGGCCGGCATTGTTGATCAGCTCTTGCGCTGTAACCGGGTTGGTTCCAAATGGGTTGGACAGGCGCTCATCCAGATTCTTAACCAGCAGCTGGTTGTCCCTAGAGGCAAAAATCCCGCCAGTATTGTCGTACTGGTTTAACCTTTTTTCGTAATTGCCTGGGTCATATAGCCTGGTTTCTGACAAAACCTTCCTGATCTCAGCCGGGTTGTTAGACCGAATTGCATCTGCCCATCTCACCTCAACCTCTTTGGCTCGCTCGGCATTGAATTTTGAGACATTGTCGATAGTGGTATTAAAGTCTTTCATCGCATCGTCTGCAGCCAACAGCACTTCGTTTCTTTCGCCAGATCGAATCATCTGATCTATTACGGCATTGCCAGACCGCCCAGCCTTAATCTGTTGGTAGGCAACAA